TACGAGTAAACTTACTCGCAGGTACACGGTAAGCAAGCTCAGACTTAGGTCTATCCATACCATCTTGTATCGGTTTAAAGAAAAACGGATAGTTAACAGATATTGGTACAACTTTGTCGGTAAACATTTTTTTAGCATCAGCTCCACTTTTTGATAATATACCATATCTACTATCGCTCGATATAGTAGCTAAATTAACTGTTTCAGCAGAAGACATAAACGAAAAACCACTACGTCTATTTTTTAAGTAACACATACCATAGCAGCGTTTATCTGCTTTACAAGCTTCCCAGAATATATAAAATAGTCTATTGGCCTCTCTAAAATCAGGTGCACCTACATCTATTTTACTCCATTGTAAATACATGTAGTGACTACCTGTTATGTATGTTGGTTTGCCATTATTGTTAAACCAAAAACCTTCGTCTCTACGTTTAAATTCTTCGTCTATATAGTCATACCATTTATCTTTAGCTTCTTCAGGATAACTACGCCAGTCAAATATATTTTTTAGTTTAGATAATTCTTTTGGATATTCTATCCTTTGCCATTTACGCTTGGCATGCACGTACACGTTGGTTGGCATCTTTGGTAACGCAATTCGTAAACCTTGCATTTCAATGATTTCGCCAATTGTACCACTTTTTGATATAACGATAATATCATGTTCTTTATTATACCCATATTTCCATTTTTTACCCCTGTTCATACGAGTTATAGTCGTACGTTTAACAGGTTCGATTATTTTAACTAATGTTTGTTTATAACTCATCTTGATCTACCTTCAGCAAAACCTTTAAACACTTTTGCTTTATCTTCAACTTCTTTACCGTCAAGTATATTCTCTTCTTCTTGTATTCTGTTTAATATTTCAAACGCATCAAATATAGCTAGTTTTTTTGTAGCTGCAGCATTTTTTAATCTATCAGCACTAACATCATCTTCTGTATTAGTAATAATTTTTTCTTTAGCAACGTTAATCAGCTCTTCAACTGCCTTGTGCCCAGCTTGGATTATAAGCTTCTTCGTCTCCTTGATATTCATATTTAATTGTAATAAATTTAGTATATACTCTATATAGCAGCTCACCATCAATAACAAATTCGTAATTAGATATTGGAGTAAAACCTACAAGATCGTTGATTTTAAAGCTACCATCAGTATATTTTACAATACCAATATTTTCTTGTACAGCGTTTTTGCTATATTTATTTTTATTTTTTATAGGTTTAATCCAACAAAAACCTTTCGGTGAATGCCACTTCCAAAATCTTTTATATAAAAATATTTGGTCTGGCTGCACTATATAAGTGTTTTCATCAAAATAACTTTTACTGTTTTTTTCTTCACCATAAACATTATGCCATCTTCTAAAAACATTATGATGAACTATAACGTCGTCATTTATTTCTATGTTTGTATTACCAACAGTAGGTATTGATATAACTTTAGCTTTTCTATTAACGTATTGATGGTTGAAGATTTCAGTGTTAAGTATTAACTCTTTATCTCCAACCTTCTTTACGTTATTATATCTTTTACCTAGTGGCGTTACAACAAAGTTGTAAACGCTTTTCATTAGTACTCTAAATTATATTCTACAGATACGGCCATATTTTTATTAAAGTCTTTCCACGGTAAAACATCTTTATTTTTTTTAATATATATTGAAAACTTTTCGTCTTCTTCTATTATATCACAAATAGTATGTCCACCGTAAACTTCTTGACCTACAGCATAGTGCATGGCGTCGTTTTTGTAGTCTTTACCTACACTAATCTTTCTTATCAGCTTCGCCATTTTCAGAATAATTTATAGTACCGTTTTCAATATTTATATTAACAGAGCCATATTCTTTTTGAAACTCAACTTGCATGTTTTGCAAGTCTTGTTGAAAAGCAACAGTGTCATGAAGCAGTCTATGTTTTTGCGCTTCAATTCTACCAACTTCTATATTTGTTCTGTTTATATTATTAACTGTTTGTTGCAGTTTTTCTAATTGTTCAGGTTTAATTTTTTCTGGTTTTAAGTCAACCAACTTTTCTTTCTTTTTTGCCATTTTATTTAATTTAAGTTAATTTATTTATTTATATTGCTGCTGCTCTACGATTTTTAAAGTAATCAGGTCTTGGAGCTACGTGACATATACAACCACCACCGTTTAATTCTACTTTGTCATACATACCAAATATAGTAACCCCAGCAGCAATAGTGTCACTAGTAGTTATTACTTGCGCATCGTTATTAGTATCATCTGTTACCGCACCCCAGTCTGTATCTAAAGTTTGGTTTGTAGCTGTGTCTGTAGAAGCAAAATGTGTGTCTCCTAAACCTAGTCTTTCACCACCATCTAGTGTTTCTAATATTTCAAATGTTGCGGCTGATGTTACAGTTATCGCACATATATAATATTTAGCTGTAGCACCAGTTAAATCTAACTGAGCTCCATCACCAGATAAAAATGTTGAGCCGTGCATAAATAGCTCATTACCTGAGCCAAATTGATTAATTGCCATATTTTTATTTTTTTACTTTTTCTAGTGATCTACCACCGAAGTAAGCACCGATCACTGTTATTAATACTAATTGTAAAAGATCTACATAAGAATCTTTTACATCAAAATTTATAAAGCCAGCATCTATAAATACTAACAACACTGTGCTTACTACTAAGAACACTAATACTAATGGTCTTATATTCTTGCTTAACCATGAATCACTATTCATGTCAAGCTTCCACCTTTCGGTTACTTGCTTTTGCATTTCAGCTTCGTAACCCATTATCATGTCTTTTATTTTAGCTTGTGCAGCTAATTTTTCTTCTTTTGTTGTAGTTAGATTATCTAATACTCCACCTACGTTTTTTACAAGCTCTCCAGCTCCTGCTGAAAATACTTTACTTAATATACTCATAATTTATTTTTTAATATCCTCCACCGCTACCACTACTTGAACTAGAACTTTGTTGTGCTACTGGTGTTGGTGAAGAACTTGAGCCAGTTGCGTTCATTAATTGTTGTGGTGTTATTGGATTTACAACTACAGTTAAATCTGCAGACGTAATATCTGCATGCGTAGTACCAGCCATATACCCAGTTACACCTAATATAGTATGCGTATGATGCCCTGTTATATTGTATTGACTACCCCAAAGCTCAGCTTCAGCTACACTTGTGAATACTGGTATATTATCTATATTACCTATTAAGCTCATTTATTTACCGTTATTTGCGTCATTTTCCCATGGAAAGTCATGGCTACCAGCTTCTTTTGCAACACCATCAACTATAATCATGTCTTTACCGTTAATATCTTTTCTTTCATAAATAGTACCATCGTACTTTACAAAGTCATCTCCATAAGCTAATTTACCTACACGCATATCAGTAGCATGTCTCATTTCATGGTTTATAACTTCTTTTTCTTCTTTACTACCAGGTATTATTTTATCGCTAATAAATATAGTACCATCCATATTAGCCTCACCCATAACACCAGGTGCTAAAGGCTTTCTAATAACAGGTGTGCCAGGTACTGAAACATCACTATCTCCACCTTCTTTACCAAACGAAAGTTTAGACTTTATAATACCATTAGTCATATAAGGTCTTCTTGATTTACCTAGTTTAAACCCCATTATCTAAAAGTTTTTGTTACTTTATCAAATCTTTTTGGTTTAATTTTAATTGGTTTAACAGGTAACTTTTTTATTTTTTTTATTTCTGGCTCTAATCCTCTAGTAGGTTTACTACGTTTTGCTTTAGGTCCTGTCATAGTGCTAAAAAGTTCGTTAGTCATTTCTTTTTGGCCAGTTGGAAGATTATTTATATTAATCTTTGGTGATCTAAAAAGATTAAAAAGTTTTTTAACACCTTCATAAGCTTGACCTGGTGGTGTCATTTTAATAAAATCTTTTACAGTTTTATCACCTAATTTTTTTACAGATTTTTTTACTTTACCTGGAATATCTTTTATTTTTGTATTTAAAAGATCTTGTTTCACTGGTGAGTTACCAAAACCACTAAAACCTTTCATTTTAAAACCACTTTGTTTTTTCATCTTGTATTATCTTTTATCATATCATCAATAGCTTTATTATAAACTTTGTCCGTATATGATTTGTTGTTAAAAAAAGTGCTACGTTCAGATACTGGCAAATCTTCTTCACCTAGCAACACTCTATATATTCTAGTTATTAACTGAGAACATTTAAACGATGTTTTAAATACTGAATATTTAATTGTTGTTCTGTTTCGATGTCTCCAAGCTTCTATCCAACCATCACGTCTTAATCGTTCCCATCTGTTTTTATCCCACGAGTATGTATATGTACCGTCGATAAACTCTTGTCGTGTAAATCTTTTTTTACAATCTAAATAAATTAAAAGTTCTAAATCTGCGTCTGTTAATCCGTAAGTTTTACAGGCCCATTTTCTAACGAGCCTGTAATACTTAAGGATGTTTAATTCACGCAAATCTTGCGCGTCTAGCTTCAATTATTAAGCTTGTATGTCAAGCTGTAAATTACTAAAGCTAAGGCCAGTTTTTAGCAAAATTCCTTTTGCTTCTGATCTATCAAGAACATCTACAAAGCCAGTGCCAGTTTCAGAGTTTATAGCTTCTTCCATAGCAGAAGCAATTAATCTAGCTGCATTAGCGTTTGAATCATGAGTAAGAGTAATCATGTCGTTTGTAGTAGAAAAGCTTGCGTCATCTCCAGCTTTAAAGTTAATAGTAGTTACAGTATCAGATGTAGATCTAACACCTAAAAATCTATCAGCTCTAAAACAAGCTTCAGTACCTTCTCTAGGAACTGCAGTTACAACAATAGTATCTCCTACAGTAGCAGCAGAAGCTAAAGTAACAACGTTAGTAGCAAAAGATCTATCGCCTGCACCTACTATAGTACCATTTGAAGTAACTTCAATATGAGACTCGTCGTTACTAGCATCAGAAAAATCTTGATCAAAATTACCAGAACCATCGTCAGCTAATGTAAAGTCTGTTTGACTGGCAGTAGCTGTAAAGGTTTGAGAACCTTTTTGTCTAAAAAATAAATAATTTGTTTTTTCCATTATATATATATGTATTAATCAGCAGAGACAATTGCACAAGCAGTCACTCCGTCTATGTTAAAAATTCCGTTTTCTGTATCAGCAACAACTACAAATGGAGCGTTAGTTCTTTCTGTGTTAGCTAAAGAAGCTAAAGCCTTCATAACGTTTTTATGATCATTTTTTGTATGAGTTAAAGTAACTGTGTTAAGAATAACTGCAGTTCCAGCTCTATTAACAAATTTAACTTCTGTTGTTGTAGCAGAAGCTGGATTCATAATTGTCATGTGTGAAGCTGGGTATAAAGCAGCATCAGCATTTGAATCAACTGTTGTTTGTGATGTAAAGTATAAATATTTTTCCATTATAATGCACTTGTTATTGAAGCTACAGAAATAAAAGGATAAAGAAAACTTTTTTCTTCAGTTCCTGCAACAATTGTTAAACCTCTATTTTGACCATATAAAGCGCCTGCTAAAACCTCGCAAGCTTCTTTAATAGTTGAGCCTGAATCGATATTGAGAACTACTACGGCTCCATCTGCAGTAGCATCAGTGTCTTTAAAACTTACTTCCAACTGAGTTGCACTAGCTGGATCAATACCTAGAAATTTACTTGCAGGAACAGCTAACCTTTCGTTAGAATCTTTCCCAAAGTAAAGAATTGGATCTTTTTTCATTGTTTTGTTTTTAAATTAATAATTTGTTTACGTTTTTAAGTTTAAGGATTATGGGTTATGGTTTAGGTTTAATCTATTAATACCACATCACCAGACCTGATAACTTGGTATAATATATCTTTATACTGAACACCGTGGCCTGCATTTTTATCGTAGTATACAATATCGTTGTCTTTTATTCCTTCTACTAAATTACCTGTTGATATTACTTTAGCCTTTATATACCTATTGTCATTATCTACATTTTCAGTTATTATAAGACCAGCAACTTTTTTTTGTTCAGTTTTAATTTTTTCTACAATTATATAGTGATTAACTGCTTTCATTTACTCGTATGTTTGAAATTACACAATCAGCTGACATAATCGTTGTTGCTACACTTACAGCGTTTTTAAGCGCAGACTTAGTTACAAGTACTGGATCTACAATACCTGCTTGTATCATATCTATTTCTTCGTTATTTATAACGTTAATACCTTTACCACTTGTAGGCTCTGAAGCTCTATATATACTAGCATTATCTAATATTGTGTTATAAGGTGATCTTATAGCATTTATCAAAGCTTTTTCAGAGTCATTAGCGTAAATAACAGTATGCGCAGCACTTAATAAAGCAATACCGCCACCGGGTACAATACCCTCTTTAATAGCAGCTTTAGTAGCATATATAGCGTCTTCGACACGATCTTTCTTTTCTTTTAGTTCTACTTTAGAATTAGCACCCACTTTGACGATCGCAACACTACCCGATAACATAGACAGTCTTTGTTCCAGTTTTTTCTTAATGAAATTATTTTTTTCGTCAGAAATGAGTTTTGAAACGAGCTTGATTCGCTCTTGTAAATCTTGTTGAATATCACTTATTGTTGTTATAACAGTGTGTTTGTCGTCTGTAGTTACGTACTCAGCTTCACCTAAGCAATTAATATCTATTAAATCAAGATCATCACCTAGCTCTTCATCAATTACTGTAGCACCTGTTAATATAGCAAGGTCTTCAGTAGTATCTTTTTTAGTAGGACCAAAACCTGGTAAGTCAATTATATTGACTTTTATGTTACCTTTCACTTTATTCATCATTAAAGCAGCTTTTACACTCTGTGCAACTGGTGCTACTATTAATAATGCTCTACCTTTTTTAATAACATGCTCTAATATACGTTGTATTTTACGAATATTAGGTATTTCGCTAGAAACTATTAGTATATATGGATTTTCTAGCTCACATTTGTGTTTTTCTGCGTTTGTTACAAAGTTTGTTGACGTTAAACCGCACTCTAATTGCACTCCATCAACTAAATCTACGTAAGTTTCATCAGTTTCTGACTCTTCCATTAAAACTATGCCATTTTTACCAACTTTTGTATAAGCTTCAGCTATAATTTTGCCAAGTTTTGCGTCGTTATTGCATGATATAGTAGAAACAGAGTCTAACATGTCACCTTTTACATCAATTTTAATTTTATCAAGATGATTATTTACTTTTTCAAGGCAAGAATTTATACCACTTTTAATATCTCTTGTAGAAACACCATCTTTTTGTAGTTTTGTAGCCTCATTTAGCAAAGCTTGAGCTAAAACGGTTGCTGTAGTAGTACCATCACCTGCTTCTTTTACAGTATTTTGCGCAGCTTCTTTAATTAAAGTAGCTCCGATGTTTTCAACCGGATCATATAAGACTACGCTTTGCGCCACGGTTACACCATCTTTTGTAATCACCGGTTTACCGCGTCCATCTTCATAAATGACGCATTTACCTCCTGCGCCAAGAGTGGATTTAACGGCTTCTGCCAGCTTATCAACGCCAGCTATTATTCTAGTTTTAGCTTGATCGCCAAAGTTTAAGTCTTTGACGATCTCACTAGGTAAGTTGTATTCCATTTAATTTAATTTAATTTAATTTATTCGAATGTTTTAATAACTTTTGGGCCTTTCGTTGCCTC